TCAAGAAAGCGGTTGATCATGGTCTGAAAGATACCCGCACTGTGTAAGGGGAGAGAGTCGAAGTGCCGACTCCAAATGTTCCGGCGACAAATGCGCATACCGCATAGTCATCGTGATCGAGGAGTGGCCGAGGATCCGCTGTAGGGCCAGGATGTCCCCTCCTCCCATCATGTAGTGGCTGGCGAAGGTATGGCGGAGAATGTGGGTCATCTGGCCCGGCGTCTGGAACCCGCAACGTTGATAGGCGCAGCGGAACGCGGCGCGGCAAGACATGAACAGGCGGCCAGATCCAGGCATGCCCACCTTGAATATCAACCTCTCCAACTCGTCCGGGATCGGCACTGATCGGCTCTGCCGATTCTTGGTCCGGTGATAGTGCACCTTGCCGCCATGCACAGCGCCCCGCGTCAGGCTTTCCGCCTCTTCCCAGCGGGCTCCCGTGGCGAGACACAACAGCGCGACCGGATAGGTATGGTTGTTCGTACTGGCCTTGCACTCTTCCAGCAGTCGAGCGACCTGATCCAGGGACAGAAACGTCAGTTCGACCTGATCCGTCTTGATTTGCCGGACCTTGCCCAGCGGGTTTTCCTTGTGCCAGGAGCCCAGGCGAATCAGTTCAGAGAAGACCGCCGACAAGTAGCGTTGCTCATGATTGACCGTCTCAGGCTTCACCTCGGTCAAGCGACGTTGCCGGTAGCGTGCCCACGCCAACGAATCGAACTCGAACGCCAGGGGGTTCCCTAGCCGCTTCGCCAGCGCCTCGCAGCGCGCCAAGCGTTGCTTGCCATCCTTCAAGGTGCAGCCGTGGAGGTCATACCAAACCTTCACCAGATCGGAGAGCCGGTCATCCAGCGGTCGGCCCGTCTCGCCCTTCACGGCGAAAAAATCCTGCTCATAGCGAATCGCGGCAGACTTGGTGGCGAAGCCTTTCTTGCGAATCCTGCGCCCGGAACGACCATTCTCATAGAAGTCAGCCGTCCACGTCTTGCCGTCCTTGCGTACCGTCATATCGCATATCCCTTGCGCAGATAGCGATCACACATGAGCTTGTGGATATGCCTTTCCAGATCGCGACGAGTCCAACCCTTGGCGAGATAGTGGTCTTCGATAACGTGCCAGAACTCCAATTTGCGGGCGGACTCAATAGCCTTTTTTGCCGGGACACGCTCCCGCGCGATCAGGCTCACGAACTGGCCGAGAAACATCTCGCAGTTACGTCCACTGAAACCCTTGGCAGTCTTGTAATAGCGCCGATACTCGGTGCGCTCGATCAGCGGATCGCACTCGACCTGGACGCGGGCGTCCTGGCTGATCAGGCTCCAGAAGGCGTCATACATACCCTCCCGGGAGAGCACACGGAATGCCTCGCAGGCATAGTTCCACAGCCCCTGTAGATGCGGGCAAAGGCCCTCGTAGGTGCGGCAGCCGATGACCTCCCCCGAGGCCATACGCGAGCCTTCGGAGAACTGCTGGACGATGGAGTGGTGATAGCGAAACTCGATCCGCCACACCGTTTCCAGGGGGTTATAGGCCGGGTCGCCATCACCGAACGGATCCCCGTTCAGGGTCGCCCACACGCTTTCCCAATAGTCGAGCTTGTCGGTGGCCCGAGCCTGGAGGGTCTTGTTATAGATCGACAGTTGCAGGCCGTTGGCCGAGCCGAACATGTACGTCTCGCCACGCCCGTAGACCGAGGCGTTGCCGTCGAACTCGATCCGCTCGATCCCACTGATTTGCCGTACCCGACGCGAGCGGCAGTGCATGCGATCAACGAGATCAGCCGGAGGCGTCCAGCCCTGCACATCCAGCGCGATATGCACGGCTGCTTGGTTGGTCTCGCATTGACTCAGCACCGCTGCGGCCAGGTCATCCAGCACGCCCTGAAGGATACGCGGGTCGGCGCCGTCAATGGCGTGAGGCGACACTTCGATCTTGAGGTGCGAGCCAATGGTGTCGACCTTGATGTTGTGGTTCTTGATCAGCAGGATCAGGCCCATTTCGGCGTTCTGCAGGCGGTACTGATAGCCAGAGTCGCGACCGATACGGCCCTTGGACCATTCGTAGCCGGCGAACTCGACCACATCCACCGACAGGTCAAACAGCGCCATGACTTCCGGGCGCAACTTGCCGTTGTACAACTGCCGCACGGTGTCCACGCCACACCGCAGGATGCGCACGCCTGACAGGTCGGTGAACTGTCCATTGAGCGGGTCCATGAAAAGCATCCCCTTCGGGGACTTGTGGAAATCCCCGTTCTCTTCGAGGACCAGTCGCGTTGGATGGATCGGAGTCTTCATGTTCTTTACCCGTTAATGAGGTTCTATGGGGTTGCTGATCGGGGGTTATCTGACGTGTTACAGGGGCGTCGGCCGCGCCTTCGGCCTATCGCTCATGCCTTGCGCTCCCGGCCGGCGGCGCGGCCCGCCCCTCATGGCGCCCCCCCTACCGCCGCTAGCGCCGTCATCACCGACCACCAGTGATGCAGCGCCCAGCCCATCGCCACCGGAACGAGGAATTCCCAATCGATCATTTGTGCCTCCAGGGCCGCGAGGCGTATTCGGAATCGGGGACGATGGTCAGCGGCGACTGGCCCCTGGCCGGTGCGTCTGCGGAGGCGGCAACAGGCGCTGCCGGAGCGATGCTGGCCACCGCGCCGGCCTGCCTCCCGGCACAGGTGACGGTCTGTTTCCAGTCCTCATAGCGAAGCTCTACGACGCACTCGCCCTTGGGCGTCACCCGGTAGCCGGAGCCGATCAGTTGCCAACTGGTGAGTTCCAGGCGCCGGCCCGTGGGATCCTCCAGGGCGAACAGGTAGATATCGCCCCGCGACTTGCGGTAGGCGTGGGCAAGGATGGAGATCCGCCGATCGGCGAAGGGATGGGCGTTCAGATCAACAGGCGCAGCAGCAGGCCCATCAGGTACAAGCCCAGGAGGAAGAAAGCTATTCGCAGCAGGACGCGCTGGAGCAGCCACAGCAGCGGGCGCAGCAGGGGCTTGAGCAGGGTCGCCAGGAGCGTCGGCAGGTGTCGCAGCAGCCGGACCGCCAATCGTGCGCAGAGGCCCCATATACCAGACAAAGCCAATAGTGCCGGCCAGCAATGCCAGTAGAAGAACCAGCTTAGGCGACCGGAAGAGGCTCTTGCCGGCCTTGGTGTCCTGGGTCTTGCCGGTGGCCGTGGACTGGTAGAGGGCGAAGGTCTGCTTTCGGATTCGCTTGTACTCGATGATGGTGCCATCGGCGGGCGGACGGTTGAGTTGGGCGTCATGCTGGGCCTCCTTGTAGCGGCCAGGGATGCCGATCACCGCGAGGTTGGAATGCTTGTAGGCCATCTCGCAGGTCATGCGGATGTCGTCGCGGATGTAGGAGATGTTCGGCGTGGTGAGGACAATGTCCCAGTTGAAATGCCGGTGCCGAGTCCAGGCGTCGAGCCAGCCCATGGGGCGGTCGGCCGCGTGGGCCGCTTCCGGTCCACCGGGGTAGTCGAAGCGCTCGAGGTCTTTTTCCCGCCAGGACTTGGGAAACAGCAGTTGGGTTTCGTCGAAGATCAGGAAGGCCCCGCGGGGCGCCCACTGAAACCACGTGCGCATCTTTTCGAGGTCTTCCAGCGACTCCAGATCGAGGTTGATGATTTCCGCCGTGTTGGGCAGGTCCGGGAAGACCTGATAGGCCCGCTCCAGGGTGAAGCCGCGCACGTTGGTGATGATCACCCGCCCGTCTTTCAGCGCGGGCACGGCGTCATCCTGGATCGCGCCGGAGGTCTTGTAGGAGCCGTTGGGGCCGTGGTGGATCTTGATCGACACGGATCACCTCCCAATGAACGGCACGAAGCGCATGCAGAAGCGCGTCGCCGCCGCGACCATGATGATGTTCAACGCCTGCGGCACGCCGAAGAAGGCCAGACCCGCCGCAATCGGCCCCGGCAGCGCGGCGTACATGCTGCGGATCATCTGCGGCACGCCGAGGCTGTCGATCAGTTCGCGGGCGGCGGTGTAGCTGACATCGATCAGCAGGATCAGGGTCTGGAGCGCGGCGTACATCGACGCCTTGGTGGCGACCACCAGGCCGTCGCGCACGAAGTCATAGATGCCTTGGGCGAAGAAATCCCAGATCCACTGGAAGAAGGCGATGATCTGATCGAGAAAACCGGAGAGCCATTCCATAGGGTCAGTCCTTCAGCAGAATGAGGGCGGCGATCAGCGCGGCCATCAGCAGCAGCGCCACGCGCAGGCTGGAGAGTTGGCCGGCGTAGTCGGAGATACAGAGGGAGTAGGACTTGCCCCAAATGGTCATGGGCTCGCAGGGCAGTTGCCCGCCGCCTTCCGCCAGGTTGAGGTCGAACGCGCCCTTCATCTGATCGACGTTGGCCTTCACCTTGGTCTTGAGTTCTTTCTTGGCTTCCTCGACCTTCTTTTCCCAGGTGGCGATGGCGTCATCCCAAGTGCCGGGCGTGGGTTCCTTGAGTTCGCCGCCGGGGCCTTCGGGGCCGGTGGAGCAGTTCTCTTTCGCCGGGTCGCAGGTGCCGTTGCCATCGCCGCCCGTGCCGCTGCCGTCGCCGCTACCATCGCCCCCGCCGTTGCCGTCCCCTCCCCCGCTGCCGTCGCCGCCATTGCCGGTGCCACCGTCATTGCCGCCGCCGTTGTTGTTTCCACCGCCATCGCCATCGCCGCCGCCGTCGCCATCACCGCCCGGCGTGGTCGGGTCGGTTGGATCCGTGGGATCGGTCGGGGTCTTGACGCAGGTAGTCCCCGACCACGACCAGCCGGGCGGGCAGCCGGGGTCGTTCGGGTCGGAAGGATCGGTGTTCGGGGTGTCGGGCGGGTTCAGCGAGTCGCCGGTCTGCGCGAAGGTGTAGGAATCGGCACCGCAATTCTGTCCGGTGCCCTTGAGGATGTAATTGCAGAAGCCGGTCGTGGTGGAGCCTTTGACCAGATAGCAACTGGCCGGGCTGGGGTTGCCGCCGTACTCGCAGCTTTGATAACAGGCGCTCGGTGCGCCGCCGTCGCCGACATAGTTCCGCCCGCCCGAGGTGACAACAGGCGAGTCCGGGCCCTTGGCCGGAAACAGTTCGCCTTCCTTGCATTCTTCGGGCGGCGGTTTGCAGGCACCGTCGGCGGGATCGATCTCTTGTTCCGGAGGGCAGCTATCGCCAGTCAAGATGGCAGCCGACGGCTCCCAGGTAATTCCGCCAGAACCCGAAACACTGCACTGAACTACGTCGTAGCTCAGCTTGTTGATTTTCTTTAGCCAGTTGGCCGACGTGTTATCGAAGTAGTACTGGCACGCCGCCGTATAGGATGGAAAGAAGGCCGTGGGCTTTCCGGGGATGGAAATCTTCCATTGGTAGAAGTCCGCGCTCGCCAAGGAATGCCACAGCAACGAGACCAGCAGGCCCAGCAGCGGAAGAAGCCGGCCAAGGCCGGAACGTGCGTTGTTACTCATCCAGTCACCCATGAAAAAGCCCCCTGCCGGAAACTCCGGAGGGGGCTTCCGCCTCGGTCTGTTCGGTTAGAAGAATTCGCCGGTCCGGTACCCGGTGATGAAGGCGCCGGCGAAGAACGCCCCCAACCACACCGACCAGAGCACCCGTTACGCCTTGCGCAACATGCTGTAGATCAGGCCGGCAACGGCCAGGATCACCAGGGCGCCGACGATGTAGCCGCCAATGGCCTTCATATCGCCCTGGCCATCGGTGATCGCCGATTCCACCGCGCTGGTGTCGATCACCCCGGCGAAGGCCGGCAGCGAAGTCGCGGCAGTGACGGAACCGGCGATGCACAGGTTGCGGAACGAGGCGACCGGGCTGAACTTGGCGATGCGTTGCTTCATTGCTTTCATGGTGTTTCCTCTCTACTTGGCTTTACGAAGAAGTGACGCGACCCAGCCAATCAAAAGCCCCGTCACGAACGATCCCAGGACGCCAGCGGCACCGATGCCGAAGGCTTCCGGGGAGAAACCACCGTTGACCAGGATGTCCACGTATCCAGCGGCCTCGGGCGGAATCAGGTAGGCCTGTTGCCATGCGAGTTCACGACACGCCATGAAGCCCTCGGGGGTCGAGGTCCACGCGGTACACACCTGCACAGCGACAACGCCTGACATAGCGATCAGTCCTCAAACAGCCAGGGAGGCCGCTAGGCCGTCGATCCAGCCCCAGGCGTAGCCGGTGGCCAGACCTACCGCGAACAGCGAGAGATAGCGGAGCATCGCGGCCTCCTACGGCTTACGCCTTGGCGTCCGGGGACTTGTCTTGTTTGTCTTGGCCCTGCGGCTGCTGGGCCGGACGCGGGGCTTGGGCCTGTGCTTGCGGGCGGGCCGGGGCTTGGGCGGTCGGCGCCATCGGCTTGCCGCCCACGGCCAGCAGATCCACAAGGACTTGGGTATTGGTGATCCGGCCGAAACGGTCTTGGGTCGGACGGACCACGCTGGCGAACTTGCAGAGCACCGGCTGACCTTCGAAGACGATGCCGTCCAGCAGGGTCGGCTCGATGTTGTATTCGCTGATCTCGAAGCCCTTGGCGTTGCCACGGGCACCTTCCGGGATCGGGGCGATGGACTGGACCGAGGCGTAGATTTCCCCGGTCTTGGTCGAGGTATAGGTGTCGGTCTTGGTGACCCACAGTTCGACGACGCCGCCTTGGGTTGCAAACATGTTCATCGGTGTTTCTCCTTCAATTCGCCTTTTTCGGCGTGAGTTGTCCCGCTGCTGCAAATTCGGCTGTTTCGCCTTCATTCAGCGGTGTTGGGTGAAAGTGATGTGTGGGGCGATCCCTTCGGGCCGGGCTCTATTCGCTAGCGAACCAAGCCAACCACGGGTGTTCGTCTCGGCCCATCCGGGTAACGATCCCTATCGCAACGTCGTCGCCGATGGCCAAGGGGGACGCTTCCCCTTGGAACCCGCAGAGCAACACCAAGGGCTCTGCCCTTGTCATCCCGCTCTTGCCGCCGAGGGCTCGGGAGCGCGGGGCGGAGAAGCTGCCCCACACTCCCCGGCGGAGGCTGTTTCAGGGGGGAGGCGTTCAAGGGTGCGCTGCGCCCGTGCTTCCGTTCGCCGGAACGATGAAGCTGTTCCGACGAGCCGGGAGCGCGGCCCTTGACCGGATCGGCCACGGTGCGGGCGGCCTGGATCAGGCAGAGCAGGAGCAGCGCTTTCAGGGTCTTAGCGAGCATGGGTCAGCTCTCCAATTGAAATGCTTCGCGCACGGGCACGAAGGGCGTGGGTTTCCCGCTGTCGTACACAACGTGCCAGTACTTCGGCGGACGCCGGGACGGGTCGTGTTTCGCGCAGAAGGAACGGGGACGGCAGAGCCAGCGGCCATCTTCCCGATAGGGCAGCCCAGGGGGCCGGCAGTCCGGACACGGCGACGGGCTGTGCAATGGGATGGCCTGCCTTGCGGACCAGCACACAGAGCAGGCGCAGTCCGGGGCGTGGGTTTGGCGTAGGTAGTAGGGACTGGCGGCCATGGCTCATTTCTGCCCCCTGCGACCACAGCGATAGTCTTCAATCGCCCGACGAAGCCAAGCGTTCTCGATCTGGTCGATATCGACAGTCAAGCCGCCCCAGGTCACGACCCTACCGGAGACGCTGCCGACGATGCCCGCGAAGCAGAATTGGAAGGATTCCATCGGCACCGGGCGATCATTCGGCATCGTAATCACCCTGGCAGAAGATCGACTTGCCCCGGTCGAGGTCACGGCGAATGCGGTGCAGGTTCACCACCCGGCGACGGCCAATCTTGGCAGTCGGGATCGTCTTGGTTTCCACCCAGCCCCGCACCACGTCTTCCGTGATGTCTTCCAGGCCCAGCATCTGCGCGAAGACCGCCTGCGAGCAGAACGGCGCGGTGCGGAAGTCCGTGACCTTTTCCACAGCACCTGTGACGGTGAACCCCACTATTCCAGACTCTTCCATGGTTTTGCCCTATAATGAAAATCACGCTTACTGAGTAATTTTTACTAAGTAGAGCAACCTTACACTCAGATTGTTACTAAGTACAATCTACTAAGTAGAATTTTTAGGCATGATAAAAGACCGCCTTATAACCTTGTTTAACAAGGAGCGGACAAGTGTCTGGTTTGAAAGGCAGACCGGGATTGATCGCTATCGGTGGGGCAATGTCCGAAACGGGAAAGCCAGAATCACCGACGCCGAGATCGAGGCGGTGATACAGATTTTTCCGCAGTACGCACTTTGGCTAGTGACCGGCAACATCGCCCCTGAAAGCGGGCAGACCAGTCCCGAATACGATGAGGCCAATCAAAACTTGAGCAGTCCCAACGCGGGATAGCGATCACCAGGAGAGCAGCGGAACGCTGGTTCGCTTCAAGGATAGGAGAGAGGGAATGAGAGCAGTTGCATCCACCATCGTACTTTTGACGCTGTGCGGCTTCGCATACGCAGAAGAATCCAAGCCTTTAGCGACTCAGGCCGGCGAAGCGACAGCGCCCATCGCGGAGGCTATCGGCTCAGGATTTAGCCGCATTGTTACCGAGTTCATGGCAGGTACAGATGGCATGGCAGGGGACGCCGCAAGGAAGAGCCTCAAGATGCAGGACAAACGCGAAAGGGAAGCTAATAGAGGCGTGCGTAAGTCCATGAAGGAATGTATCAAGCCTAACAATGTAATCGACGACGATGTTAAAGAATGTATAGAAGGCTTGCGCCAAAAAACATGGTGACGGGCCAAATTTCAAATGCATCCTCTTTAAACTAAAAAGTGAACATCATCCATGAGCACTATCCAGAAAGGAAATGAGCTTCGGGACTTTCTTAAGCGTATTCTTACCGCAGCGCAGTATCGAAATATAGAGGTAGAAAAACGTATAGGATCGAAAAAAGTCGACATTTACTATGAAGATCTAGATCTCGGAGAAACTATAAAAATCGCAATCGAAGCAAAGAATTACAGTAGACCTCTGACCAAAGACTATGTAAAAAAAGAAATCATCCCAGACTACCAAGGCATCCTTCACTCAAACGAACTCGACCGCGTCATAATCATAGCACCGCACGAAATAGGCCCAGACACAAGAAAATTCATAAGTGAACACGGTTTTAAATTCCTAACCACACAAGAATTTCAATGCAACATTATGGGCTTCAACTCATACATGGACAACCTCAAGTCCATATACAAAGAAGGCGGCCTAGACAGCTACTACATAAATCCTGTCTTTGATCAGAACCAAGACTTGGAGGAATATTTAAATGCATGGGTAAATGGCAGTAGTAGCAAACCTATAGCTATATTAGCTGGTTACGGGATGGGGAAAACCAGTTTCTCTAGACATTTCGCGGCATCATTAGCAAATGATTTCTCACCAGGCAAACGAATACCCATCTCGATAAGGTTAGGAGAGATCTCTTCGGAGCAAAGTCTAGAGGGCCTTTTATCAAAATCTCTAGCGACAACACACGGAGTAGTTAGATTTAACTTCGAATTATTTATGGAGTTAAACAAAGAAGGGTTATTCTGCATAATCCTTGACGGTTTTGATGAAATGAAACACACCATGAGCTGGGATCAGTTCAAATACAACATAAAACAACTCAATCGCCTTCTTGATGGAAACACAAGAGTACTGCTGCTCGGAAGACCTTCAGCATTTCTCAGCGACTCAGAGCATGCGATGATTCTAAGTGGCATTCGCAAAACCAATGAATATGAAGTCAGAAGCTTCGAATGGGCAGAGTATAAAAAAATAGAACTATCTCCGTTCACTGAAAAAAGAGCATATGAATTCATAACCAAATATATAGAATATAGAATTTCAAATAATAATTTCGAAAAAACGATATCTCACAAAAAATTTGTAGATGAGCGGATAAATGAAATAAAAAAATTAAATCTACAAGACTTAATACTGCGCCCAGTTCAAGCAAAAATGCTTGCGGAGATTGCATGCCATCCATCCAATAAACTCGAATCATACACAAGATATGGCCTTTATAGCTGCTTTATAGACATGATAATTGATCGAGAGCTAGAAAAAGAATCTCGAAAAAAATCACGTCAGAACAAAGACGGTCATTCATACGAGAAATTGCATGGTGGCTATGGAACTCCAAACAAACTACCAGCTTTGCAGCAGCTGAAGTACCAAAAGAAATAACTGTAAAATATCTAGACAGCAAAGAAACTCACCCTACGGATTTATTGAGAGACCTAATTTCAGGCTCAATATTAGAGACCAAGGGTTCTGATCGATTTTATTTTCCGCACCGCTCATATTTAGAATTTCTAGTTTCAGAACACGCCTTATATGAAAGCTGGACAACGTCAAACCTTGAAAGTCTAAGCAAAGCATTAACCCAAGAGATTTCATCGTTCATAAGAGAATCCAAGCAGAGAGAAAACCTTGAAAACATAATAGAAACCCTCCCGGACTATCGGGGCAGTCTTAGCATACTCTTTTTAGAACTTTTGGCATGGATCAGAAAAGATGGAAAAACCCATGAATCACTACTTCCATCCGACAGCCCTTGGTTACTATTCATAGAATTCTTAAAAATATCATCTAGACATGACCAGAATTCTGACCAGACAACAAAGGCTTTTGACTTTGCAGAAAAATCACTTATAAATAACCATTCTAACGAAATATCACTCACAGCAATACTTTGCATGTTGCTCGGTCTATCTTGGTGCGACGAAGAAAAGAAAAATGTTCTAATAGTTAAATTAATTGGCTCAATCCTTAAGTCCTCCCTAAAAGACCTTGAGAACATCATCGCCAAAGGCAAAACAAAGCGTAATTCTAAAATTGCCATCCCATCTGGCCATAACGCCCCACTTACGCGTTTAATAATGACTAGCTTTTCATCCACACAGGATCTAGAAAGCGGCATATTAAGAATCCATGTAAACTTAAACAGCCTAATCTTAGAGAGCATAAACCTTCTATCACCTCAATATGTAATACTAGGATTCATGGTCTTCGGCATTGAAGAGGCAAGCGCAAACTTCAACACCCTATCCAGCCACTACCAAGAGTTGCTAAACAGCCAAAAGGGCGGGATAGTTACCAAATACTTCAAGGAATACCACAAGCCTGAGCGAATGGTTCCGGTAACTAGTAAAAAAACCAACAACCTACCGAGCTGGGCAACTGAGCCTAGGTGACTACCGAGAGTACCACTCAAGGAAAACTATGGTGCAGCAGGGATCAGCCTCACTTGAAAAGCTCACTCTATGGCCGAACGATGGTTACTTAGGTTCAGTACATGCGATTCATAATGCTGATGTCCCAGGTTCAAGTCCCGGTGTAGCCACCATATTTTTCAAGGGGTTAGCGCAAGCTAACCCCTTTTTGTTTTGGTCGGCAGACTACAAACCGACTACAAACCGTCTACGCCCCCCTTTACCGATTTACGGTTCGCATAAAAAAGCCCCGCATCTGCGGGGCTCTACGATCAACGTCACTGCTATCCGTGAGCAAGCAGCGGCTCAATCTCATGTTCGATCTGCTTGCCATTCGCCGCATAAGCAGTTGCTAACGAATACTCACTCTGGAGATTCATCCAGAACTGAGCGGACGTATCAAAGTAACGCCCCAGACGAATCGCCATATCTGCGGAGATACCACGCTGCTCACGAACGATATCGTTCACTGTCGGAGCGGAGACTTTCAAAGCGCGTGCTAGAGCAGCTGGAGAGATATCAAACTCCATCAGAAACTCATCGCGCAATATTTCCCCAGGATGGATGGGGCGCATACCATTGGTAGCCAT